CGGATTTTTCAAGTTTACCAAAAATAAAACCAAAAATTCGACCCAAAAAATTAAAAATTGTAGAAAATAAGGAGATTGCAGGAAAAATAAAATAAAAATATCATACAATTAAATTGGAAATTTCAACAAATAAAATAAAAATATCATATAATTGAATTGGAAATTTTAACAAATAAAATAAAAATATCATGTAATTAAATTGGAAATTTCAACAAATAAAATAAAAATATCATATAATTGAATTGGAAATTTCACAAACTAACCAGGAGAATTACTTAATGAACAAGCAAAAATGGAAAAGCTATATTAACTGTGAGAAAGAGCTGCTCACAAAACAACATTTAGAAAATATTCTAAATGATGTTTTTAATAAAAGGATTAATCGCCTGCAAAGTAGAAAGCGGGAAATAATACCTGCATTAGATAATAAGGGTCACTTTATTATGAGGAAAACAAAATGAATGGAGATAATAATGAAAGTTTCAGAAGCGTATCAAATGACAACCAGGGCGTTAAAAATGAACAGGTTAATGATAGAAGATATGAAGAACCCCGACCCATACAGGGATCGGAAATATTACAAATGGTTTCTCCAGGAGCAACAGGATTTGTTGGAGAAATTGCAGATGAAGCTAAAAAGCCACCAAAAAATACCGATCAACTCGAAAAAAGATTAAGAAGCACTGACAAGTCAAATTGGCCTGAGATAGTTTATTCTTATAAATTACAAAAATTTGAAAAAGAGCAAATTAGGTTAGGTTTGAGAAAGGATTTGTATGTAGGCAGAAAGGTACATAATTTATCAACGTCAACTGCTAATAAAAACGTCGCTCGTAAAACTGAGAAGTTTTTGGAAAATTCTGAGAATAAAAATCATGGACGTATACTTAGATCAGTAAATCGCGGCGGTAGGTACACTACATCAATGATCGCCAGGAATACTGGTTTGAGCGTCTCGCTCGTTGCTCCACAATTAAATATTCTTTATAATCATGGCCTTGTGGACAGAGTTTCAGAAAACCAATTACCTTTCATTGGGTCTTTGCAGGGCAAAAAAACAATACGCCATGTTTATTTTAAAAAGGAGACTGACGAATGAAGTATGGGTCAGTTTGTTCTGGAGTAGAAGCTGCCACTGTAGCCTGGCATGACTTAGGCTTTGAACCGCAATGGTTTAGTGAAGTGGACGCATTTCCTTCTGAGGTGCTAAAGCATCACTATCCAAATATAACAAATCATGGAGACATGACAAAATTTAAGGAGTGGAATAATGACAAAACAATTGAGCTTCTCGTTGGTGGGACGCCATGCCAAAGCTTCAGCGTCGCCGGGCTTAGAAAAGGATTATCGGACCCAAGAGGAAACCTTATGCTCACCTATCTTGCAATGGCTGAACGATTTAAGCCCAAATGGCTTGTCTGGGAAAATGTCCCCGGTGTCTTGTCAAGTAACGGCGGAAGGGATTTTGCAACCTTCATCGGGGCGTTGGGGGAAATCGGGTATGGGTTCGCCTACAGAGTGTTGGACGCTCAATACTTCGGAGTTCCACAAAGACGCCGACGTGTGTTCGTTGTCGGATGTCTTGGAGATTGGCGAAGTGCCGCAAGTGTTTTATTTGAGCCAGAAAGCATGTCTGGGGATACTCCACCGAGCAGAGAAAAGGGGGAAAGAATTGCCCCAACAGTTACAGTCGGCCCTCCTTTCAGTCGTACAGGAAACTCCAGAGTAGAGACAGACGCTTTAGTTACCGCAAGAAAGACAGGTTCGCATTGGGATGGGGATTTTCCCCACCCAACGCTATCTCAATCCGCCAAAGGTTCTGGCGGTATTGGGGCAAGTAACCAGGAGATATTTGGCGCAAGGGGCTCTGGTTTAGTTCCTGCAAGAATGAGAGGCTTTGGGGATTACATACAAGATGATACTGCAAGTACAGTCAAAGCCAGAGATCATAAGGATGCAACTGATCTTATAACTTATGCATTGCCTGGGAATTGGATTGGAAGAAAGCCTGAGAATGGCGGCAACCAAGTAGAACCTTTTGTAGAGCTTTCACCATGTCAAACTGCAACAGATGTTCACGCTGTAGCAATGACAAAGCAAACTCATGTAAACACCATCACTGCATCATATGGTATGGGTGGCGCAGATTGGGAAACAAAGCCGTTAGTTTACGACCATGTAGTTAGAAGGCTCACTCCAAGAGAAGTTGAAAGATTGCAGGGATTTCCAGATGATTACACTAAAATATCTTGGCGCGGCAAAGAGCCTGATGATTGCCCTAATGGTCATAGATATAAAGCTATGGGTAATTCTATGGCAGTTCCAGTAATGCGTTGGATAGGTAAAAGAATAAAAATGGTAGAAAACAGCAATTAGTATGTTGCTAATATATTATTTATATATATAAATAATATTATATTTATGGAGAATATTATGGATAAGAAAAGATTAATAAGTTTTGATGAAAACCATGAGGTAGCAATTAGTGAAGCTGCTCATAAAAGTGGTTTATCATTTTCGGCATTTGTCCGTATGGCAGCGCTAATGCAAGCGAGCAAACTAGGCAAACATGGTTTAGTTTTAGATATGGACCCAGAATAGGAAAATTAACATGCTTTCAATATTTGGTATTGATCCTGGTTATAGCGGAGCTATCGCTATTTATTGGCCAAAAACAAAGAAACTAGAAATGCATGATATGCCTATAATGTTAAACCATGCAGGTAAAAATATTATAGATTGTCATGCTTTAATAGACATTCTTGAACCAGAAACGTCAGATAGATATGCCATCATTGAGCGTGTTGGGGCAATGCCAGGGCAAGGTGTATCAAGTGTTTTTAGATTTGGTGAAGGTTATGGGATGCTACAAGCATCAGTTGCCGCGCAGAAAACGCCAGTACATTTTGTGACGCCTGCAAAATGGAAGAAACATTTTGGTTTAAATCGTGATAAAGGTGTAAGCCGTAGTAAAGCAATGGAAAGATTTCCAAACTACGCGCAATTATTTAGCAGAGTTAAGGACGACGGACGTGCAGAAGCCGCGCTTATAGCTCTATATGGAGCAGAAAACATAAACTAAGGAGAGAGAAATGACTTTAATATTAAATGATAAGATGAGTAATGAAGAATACCATGCTCACGAAAACATATCGTCCAGTGATTTAAAGGCTGTGGCGAGCTCAACACTACTTCATTGGAAGGGTAAAGCGCGTAAAGAAAGCGCTGCTTTTGATCTAGGAACGGCAGTACATGCTATGTGCTTAGAGCCTGAGAAAGACTTAATTGTTTGCGGGCCAGAAACAAGGCGCGGCAAAGCCTGGAGTGAAGCTAAAGAAGACGCTGAGAAGCAAAATAAGCTCCTACTGACCGCCTCTGACTATGGTTTAGCATGTGACATGAGTGAAGAATGTTTTTACCATGACATGGGAGCTAAATTATTGAACAATAAAGACATGATAGCAGAAGGATCATTCCTGGTTACTTGTCCAGAAACCAATTTAGCGCTCAAAACAAGGCCCGATGGTTTTATTCCATCGGCAGGAATTTTATTTGATATAAAAACATGCCAGGATGCAAGTCCAAGGGGTTTTGAAAAGGCAGTAAGAGCATTTAGGTATGATTTACAGCAAAGTTTTTACAGGTATTGTTTAGAGCTTGAAGGCATAAAAATAAATAATTTTATTTTCATGGCAGTTGAAAAAGAAAAGCCACATGCAGTTGCATGTTATGAATTGTCAAATAAGTATGAAAAGTTTGCCAGACAAGAAATGATGCAGACTTTGCGAAAAATCAAACGTGCACAAGAGACTGATGATTTTAGCACTGGTTGGGCAGATTTAGACATAATAAATATTCCGCCTTGGTTGGACGGAGATATTTAATTTATCCCAGCGTGAGGGTGTCACGTATTACTATAGGAGTTGTTAAATGCAACATATGATTAGCGGTGTTACCGCGCTGTACCCTAGACTAAATGGTACATATAAATTTGATACACAAGAAAATAAAAGCGTTAAGTGCCATGCACTTGATGAGGGCGCGGCTTTCGAAATGTCATTTAAGTTAGATGATGCACAAGCAAAGGAGTTACATCAAGTCTGCTCGCAAGCATACGCAAATGCGGCGGCAATGGATACAAAGAGAAAGTGGCCTGATAAGCCAACTAATTTACCTTATAAGCGCAATGATGATAATGATATTGTTGGCAAATGTAAGCTTAAAGGGTCTTATGGTGGCGACATTACACAGCCGCCAAGGCAAGTTGATGCGGCGAGAAACAGATTGCCAGACGACTTTATGCTAACGTCAAACTCTACTGTTAATGTTGCGGTAGTAATCGTTCCATACAACACTGGAAGTTTGAATGGCGTGTCATTAAGGTTAAGAGCAGTGCAAGTTCTAAAGTTAGCTGAATTAGAAGGTGGCGACGACCCGTTTGGAGTTGTTGATGGGTTTGTATCTCCAAATGTAGATACTACTTTTGGCAACAATGAGCCCGCAAAACAAAGCAATAACAAGGCTTATGATCCATTTTCGAAAAGTATAGCTGCACAAGCTCCGCCGACTGCAGCTGATATTGACGACGATATTCCTTTTTAAAATTATTATGCCCCCTGCAAGAACAGCAAAACAGGGGGCATAAGAACAAAATCATCCAAAAGGAATATAAATATGTTACATAATAATAACGCGGAAAGCAAGTATCCGACAGCAAGTTGGAGAGAATACAGCCCAAGAATAATACAGGCTTTGGAATTAAAAAAGACAACTAAAGGTGAGTTTCATGGTCCTTGTCCAAGTTGCTCTGGTGTAGACAGATTTTGGATAAAAGAACATAATGGTGAGGTTTTAGTACATTGTAGAAAATGTAATGATTTCAAGCAGATAAAGGACAGAATGAGGGATATGTCACTTTGGCCTACAGAAGTAAGTGAAAATACTGTAAAAGTGGGACGCACTGATGATATACAATGGCCAGAAAGGGAGAGCACAATTACGCATCCATATTTGGAAAGTAAAAAATTAAACTTAAATAACGCAATTGTTGATGGCGATAACTTATGCATTCCAGTTATTGACCCAAAAGGCAATAAAGTTGGCCACCAAGTTATTACAAATGATGGTAAGAAAAAGTTTTCTTATAAAATGCCTGTTGTCGGTAACTTTAGCGTTATTGGTGGCAAGATTATTGATTTTGCTTATGTAGCTGAAGGTTGGGCAACTTGCGCTAGTATACATGAAGCAACTGGTAAACCTGTAGTATTCGCGCTTAATGCGGGGAATATACCTGCCGTAGTAGGTAATTTGATGGAAGCCAAGCCCAATTGTACGTTCGTTGTTGCAGGCGATAACGATGAGGCAGGGATTAAAGCATGTGAGCGAGCACAAGAAGATCATGGTGTAGAATACATACTACCTGACATAGAAGGTTGGGATTATTCAGATATGTGGCTTGAGCAAGGCCCAGAGAAAACAGCAGAAGCGCTTAAAATTGAAAGTGTTTTAAACCAGGTGTTTTTCCCTTATGATGCAAAGCCACAACTGGCAAGCAATTATTTAATGAAGGGTTGGTTTGGCGAAGGTCAAATGTCAGTAATTTATGGGCCATCTAACGTCGGTAAATCATTCTTTGTTTTAGATATTGCATGGCATATTGGTGCAAATGAGGCATGGAATAATAACAAAGTAAATGGCGGTAGTGTTTTATATTTAGCTACTGAAGGGGGTATGGCGTTCCATAATAGAGTTGTCGCTATGCGCCAACACTATATAGACCATAAAGACGTAAAATTAGCTGTTAGGCCATCACCTGTAAATATGCTTGATGCAGATGTAGATATGAACATATTAAGCAAATTGTGTAGGGAAGTTGCACGCTCACACGGGCCTGTAAAGATGATAATTATTGATACTCTTTCAAGAGCTATGTCTGGGGCAAATGAAAACAGCCCAGAAGATATGACAAAGTTTATAGGTAATTGTGATAAATTACGTGAATTAACTGGCGCTCACGTAGCTACAGTACATCACTCTGGTAAAGATAAAGCAGCAGGCGCAAGGGGGCATAGCTCACTGCGAGCCGCAACAGATACCGAAATAGAATTAGACTATAATGAAGAAACTGGAATGAGATTTGCAAAGGCCACCAAGCAAAGGGACATGGAAACAGGTGCGATATTTAGCTTTAAATTAAAAGTTATAGAGCTTGGGCATGATGATGATGGCGACCCTGTTACTACATGCGTAATAGAAAAAGCTTCTGCTGAAGAAATTGAGGAAGCTAATAGACCGCAGATTAAAGGTAAAAACCAGACTTTGTTAAGGAGTGTCTTCAAGCAATTAAGATCAGAAGGTTTAGGAAATCCAAATCCAGGTGGAGTTGGTTGGCCAGAGCCAAGAATGTATCATTGTATTTCTGAAGAAACAGTTAAAGATCATTTCATTGGAAAATGTAGTAGCGTGTCAAATCCAAAAACAAGTTACAAACAAGCGCTAACATCATTGTTAAGCTCTGGACATATTGCAATCAATGATGGATTTATGTGGTTTACAGATAATTCGGGCAAGGCCAAACAAAGGGATCAATTATGAAAAAATACAAAAACATTAGATCAAATGTTTTAATGGAAGCTTTAGATTTAATTAATGGCGATAGAGAACAAGTGTATGGGACGCCAAAAGAAAATTTTAATAAAATAGCTGAATTATGGAGTGTTTATACAGACCATAAATTTACCGCTACTGATGTTTGTAATATGATGGTTTTGCTAAAAATGGCTAGATTAAAAAATGGTGCTCATATTGATTCCAGTGTTGACGCGGCAGGGTATGCTGCGTTGGCTGTTGAAGTATCAGAACCTTGCTAAGTATAATAGTTTTATAGTATGGTTAATTAAGCGAGCTTTTTCTCCTCCTCCTAACACTTTCGCTCAAGTGTAACGCTCGCTTTACTAGGGTTGTGCCAGTTCCTTCCTTTCTCCCGGCACAACCCGTCTTTAAGGTTAAGCAAGTGTCTGAATTTAAAATTAAACTAACATTGGACATTATCGGCGAACATACACAAGACGCAGATGATGAATTAGAGCATTTATGTAATTACATTGCAGAAAGATTAATGATTGTAGGCAAACATGCAGTCATGCAAGCTTTGGCTGAATGTATTATTGAATTAGATGAAGATAGCATGTTAGATGATCAAACTATTCATTAGTTTCGTGTGGGCCAATCATGCCCGAAAAGCCCACAAGTTTTAGTATATTTAAAAAGCAAAATTTACAAGTTTAAATTCACCCATTTAGATAGTCGTAAATTTTATTTGTTTGCTCTATCCTGTCATTGAGCCCATGATAGCCGCCATTTACACGCTTACTGATCTTTCTTATGGTTTCTTCATTTACACCATCATCAGCTATATCAAATAATTTATTTTTGTTAAAAAACCATAAAGCAGTTTCAAACGCATAATTTGTTTCTAGTAAAGACGGGTCTTCAATTACTTCTGGGCAGCCCATGTCACTAGCAAACGATTTGACGTTAGAATAGCCGGTGAGTTGTAAAAATCCGCGCCCAACGTATAAACTTGCTTTTTCCTTAGTATCATTACCAAGTCTGCCAAAATATACGTTTTCAGCTAATGCTTTCGGATTTCT